CGACGAGTCCACCGATTGAACAGACGACGCAGCGCGTAGGAACGCACCAGCGACACAACCGTGAAGATCGCGCCGATGGCGAGGTTATCCGACAGGCTGGCCTCGATGCCAAAAAACGGGAAAACAGCCATCTGAGTGCCGACAGCAACGCCATAGCCAACGGCCACATTAGTCACGGACTCAACCACGGACATCAGGCGAGACTGGCTCACGCACCACCCCCGAGCATCCGCTTGTAAGCCTCGGACGGTTCCAGCACGACGTTGGTCTGCACCGGCGGCAGATCCTCCGCGCCGCCAATGGCGAGTTTGTCGCCGTAGACCTTTGGCAGCAGCTTGGAGGCCACCCACTTGCGGGCATCCACGCGCAGCCTGTTACGGGCAATGGTGTTTGCACTGAGATCGAGCTTTATGTCCTCGCCTTGGTATTTCGCCTCAACTTCAACCTCATCAGCAATGGCGACAATCTCAGCGGCCAGCAACTCGGCCTGCAGTCGTTTCGCGCGCGCGTACCGTTCCGCGAGTTCCGGGGACTTATCGACCCAATCCATAAACCGACTAGCCGACACGCCATAGTCGGCACAGATCGCTCTCAGGCCGTCCGTTTCAGACGCGATGCGCTCAATCACCTTGTCGGCAATATCCGCGCGCTCCTCGACGGTTCTGCGCTTGCCAGCCATCAGCGCATCCCCATGCGGTCGATGATCTCCACCAGCAGCACGTAGCAAACCGGCACGGCGATCATGTACAGAAGGTACTCCAGTGTTTCCATAGTCAGATGTTACCCCAAGTGATGTGAAAATCGCAATATCACAGCCAGAATCGCCAATGACAACCAATGACGCCATGACCAAGAATTCCATATACGCGCCCGTTTCGTGTGCGCGCCCCCTTACGCCTACCATTCCCCCCTATATTTATATAATACATATATATATAGTGTCATTAGGTGTCATAGTGTCTTTTTCCCAATAAAATCAATACCCTGAATCACTGACACATCGCCCAAAGGTGTCCTTAAAGGTGTCAGGAACAAGCAGTAAACGAGCCGCTCCGGTACGCTTCCAAGAATCCCCGTTCAATTTTCGCAACACCAACCCGGCCTTGGTCACCTCCGCCTTGGTGCAGCTCTGCCTACCAAGTGTCACTAAAACTTCGGTCGCTGTCGTCCAATTCCAGGCGCTCTTCGGGTCGTCCCAGCGCAGTTTTTTCGTGATCAAATCCTCGATAGGGTCGATCACAAGGAAATCTTCATTGTGGCTGTTGAGGGTTTCCAACTCCTGCGCCGTCAAGAACCAAGACTCACCCGGCAGGTACAGCTGCTCGTAGATTTGCGCCCAGCACTGCTGCATATCAATGGAATGGTTATAGTCCAACGACTCGACCTCAATCGTCCAGTAGCGCCGGTTTCCAGTGTCGTCGTGCAAGTAGTTCTTAGGGTTAACACTGGCAAAAAAAACAGTACGCCTGGCAAACTCTGACTCGCGCCGCGCGTATGCTTTCCGAAGCACGTCCCGGTCGCTTGTGAGAAAGGATTTCAGCGCCGCCACGTCTGATTTGCGGAATGTCGCATCGATCTCGCCCAGCTCCACCAGCCAATTCGACACGCACTTCATGACGCTGTCACGGTCGTCCGGTCGAAGCAGCATCCCGTCCTTGAGCACACCAAGCTCGGCTGGTACTAGCGACTTAAACCACTTCGTCTTCCCGACATACTGAGCGCCCTGAAACACCAGCACGCCGTGCGCCGACACGCCGGTCGGACAGAAGGCAGCAGCCACAGCCGAGATCATCCAGCGCTTAATGAACACCCGCTTCATCTCAACGACGCGCGCATCAGAAGATTCAGACCGAGCACGCACCGTGGCCACCAAATCAGCCAGCCTGTCGCGCCCATCCCACGGTTTGCTGGTGATCCACTGCGCTACCGGGTTATATTGATTTTTGTCCGCCAGGTACGTCACGAAGTCCGGCACGCGGTCGACGGGCAGCCGGAACTTCGCGCACTCCGACAGCAGCCAGGAAAGGCTGGCATTCTGGCGATTGTCGATAGAAAACCCGGCGCGCGGTATGAGTATCTCTTCTTGTTTACTGATGACGTTGTAGCGCACCACGACAGACAGCCTACGACATATCTCGGCAACGTTTTCGATGGTGGCGAGTGGCTTCCCTTTGTCGTTGGTGTCCGGCAACGGTGCGTAATAATCGACGAGAGATGCAGCGCCCGACGCAGGAGACGACGCGACTGCGCTGCTGGCGCGGTTTTTCGGCTGCCCGGCCTGGACACTCTGCGCCTTGTCCGACTCTATAGTATCAGGCGCAGGCTCTGCCGGGTCGTCAAAGCAGGCACGAACGGCCTCGACGCCCTCCATGCTGTGCAGGTCATTAAAATCGGTGCCGTCGCCACGATCACCAGACCAGTACGGTATGGCCACCAGACCAGACACGGCCACAGATGCCTCACGCGAGCGCGATAGCCCAGGATTGCCGTCCGTCTTAAAATCATCGTCCGCCGCAATGACCATCACAGCGTCAGGCAAAGCCGCCCTGATCTTAGCCGCCACAGCCGACAAATTACCCGCCGAGAACGCCACCACCACACAATAACCTGTGGCAATGTGAATCGACACTCCGGTCGCGTAGCCCTCGCAGATCACTATCGGCCCCGTTTTAGTCGGCCTGCCGATGGTGGTATATGCGCCACCAGCAGGCGTGCCGGTTAGAAATTTACGACTGCCGTCCGGCTGGATGACCTGCAAGCCACACAGCGCACCAGGCGCAAGACGCATGGGTATCAGCAGCATATCGCGCAGCACACGCGCGCCGATTCCCGGTATTTTCTTGCGCGACAGGTAGTCGTGCGCGCGATCCGCCGCGTCATGACCGGCCTCCCACATTCGCTTTGCTTTTTCGGCCGCTTCGATTCGTAGCCGCTCATCTTCTAATCGCTCAACCTCCAAACGCGCAGCGCGCTCTTCTGCCATGCGCTTAACTTCTTCAGTATCAATGGGTCGTTTATCTTGCTCTGACGGTTGCCAGCCACCCTCTTTAGCCAGCATCCACAGCGAACCAACACCAGCCCTAGCGCCACCACCGCTAGAACGGCACGATTTCCACACATCCTTGGCATCCTTGGCGCTGTAGTTCGGGGCCTGCTGGCTCCACTGGTCCCAGATGTCGAATGCGATATCGCCAAACTCGTCGCGCAGGACGTAGGCCATCTTGACCCAGACTTCACGCGACTCGACGCCGCGCACGTATGACAGCATGCGTTCTGCTGTCTCCAATGAAATGGGGTCGCGTGACCCGGAAAAATTCATAGATAGCTTTCATCAAGAGCCGCATCACTAGTGGTACACGGGCAGGACGGTGATGAAGCGTCTTTTCGGGAGCGACCCTATCCCGTGTTATTCAAGTATAGCTCAGAATGTAGGAAAATGGTGCGAAAAACGCATCAGATCGACCGGCCAGATACGATGTCCAGGGCATCGGACACTGACCGCGCCACGCCGGACAGCGCGCCTCTTTTTTGCATAGCGTCGATAAAATCGCGCTGCTGCGGGCTTACATACCCATCCGGCGACTTGACCTCGATGTAAAAAGCACGCGCATCGCCTGCACGATGTCCTGCCAAGTCACTGAAACCGGTAGGTAGACCAGTCATTACCGGACGGCCATCCTTGGTGTAGAAAAGCCCCACATTGCAGCGAAAGACGAAGTGACCAGCGTTAGACAGGGCAAGCATGATCGAGCGCATCAAGTCAGACTCACGCATCCGACCGCCGATCCCATATTTGCTTCACCAGCCCAGCCAGTTCGAGATACGCCTCGGAGCCGCGCTTCTGATGTACGTGCTGTAAATATTCACGCCGCTCGCGCAGTGTTTCCATTGAGGCGACATGACGCGCCTCGCACTCAACCCGCCAGTCGGGGCAGTAGTTACAGACCTGCTGACCAGAGATCAGAGTGACCATCGGCCCGGTCTCGCACCGCTGGCAGCCGAGGCAGGTCATGCCCGCGCCCCATACTTCGCCATGCGCGCGCGCATCACGTGCCGGGCCCACAGTTCAGGCCGCTTCATCCCGCGAGAACGTCCAATCGCCACCAAGTCGGCTTCGGTCTTAGCCTTACTCTGCTCGTGCAGCTGCTGCCGCCGAACCAGGCGCGGGTCGACTTCCTGAAGATCGCCATCGACGTGTTCAACCTCGCGGGCTTGGGTGACGAACTGGTGGCCACAGGAACAGTGGGTCGTGGCCGAATGGACTGTGGCGAAACACGACGGGCACACCTTCACCGGCACCTCGGATTTTTGCCCCGTCTTCTTGGCGCCCGAACCCTCCAGCGACCACTCGCGCGGATCGGTTGGTAAGCCGTGCCGGAGCGCATTGCCGGCATGATCGAGGATCACGCAGTCATGTTTTCCGGGGTGCGTCCGCAGACCACGGCCCACCGACTGGAGATACTTCGTCACCGAATGGGTGGGCGACAACAGGATGATGCACGACACCGCTGGCGCATCGACGCCGGCCACCCACAGCGCGCAGTTGCACACCACGTCCACCCGGCCAGCCTGCACATCGCGCAGCGCTGCATCACGCTCGACGGCATCGGACTCACCCGAGATGGCAACGGCGCGATACCCGGCAGCACGGAACTCGGCGGCCACATGCTCGGCGTGCTGGATGGAAACGCAGAACGCGATAGCAGGCCGCCCCTGCGCCAGCTTGCGATAGTGCGCGACTGCCGAGCCGGTGATTTTTGGTTTGTCCATCACGTCCGCCAGATCGCCCTGGTTGAACTCGCCGGCCACCTTGCGAACCGCCTGCAGATCCGGCGCGCTGGGGGCAAAATACCGGATGGGCGACAGCAACCCTTCCTCGATCAGCTCGCCCGTGGTGCAGGTCGGGATCAGAATGTCGGCCACCTCACCCATGCCGCGCCCATCGAGCCGCTGGGGGGTGGCAGTCAGGTGCAGCAGATGAGCGCCGCCAGGCCGACCGTATTTCGGACCAGCTTTTGCCCACTCGAAAATGGACTGATAAGTCTGGGCAACGGTCAAATGCGCCTCGTCGACGATCATCAGATCGGGTGGCGCATACCGATCAAGCCGCCGAACCAAGGTCTGCACCATGCAAACCTGCACAGCCTGTCTCCGATCAACGATCCGGCCGGCAGCGATCCACCCATGCTGGATGCCCTCGGCAAACAGTTTTTCAGACGTCGCGTTCAGAATCTCTTTGAGGTGCGCCAGGAACCAAACCCGCTTGCCCTTGTCGAGCGCGCGGCGAATGATCGTGACGCTGGTGTGGGTCTTGCCGAATCCAGTAGGCGCGATCATGACAGGCGCCCTATAGCCTGCACGGTATGCCGCGGTGACGTCTTCCACCGCTTTGATCTGGCGATGGCGGAGGTTCATGGCATGTCAGGCCATCGGTGGTGGCCTTTCACTCTGTTTTCGGTGTAAGGGATAACCCGCAGGTTCGTCTCTACGTGCAACCCGCAAACCAACTTGCCAGCCAACGGGACGATGTGATCGACTTCCCATCGGAAGCCGAACATCTGCGTCCGAAGTTTTGCAAGGCGGTACGCTTCCTCAACAAAAAACCTGTTCGCCCACGACGGAACGGCATTCCGCATACGCGCCCGACGGTTTGCGGCATGCTCCGCTTTTTTTTCCTTGTTGTTTTCATACCACCGATCTTGGCACGCCTTCATTTTTTCGGGGTTTTCAATCGCCCACTTCCTCATACGCACAGGATCTTTTGCCCTGTACTCAGTTTTCTTGTTTTTCAAATACTCAGGATTCGCCTTGGCCCACTTCAGCGAAATGGCGCGACGTCGCTCAATATTGGCTTTAGCCCAAGCGTCTGTCTTGACCCGCCAGCACTGCTTGCACGTAGTCCTGCGGCGTCCAGTTTCTTTCCTGAGATGGAACTGGTCCTCTGGCTTTTGCAAGACACAGCACTTGCATGTAATTTCTACCATCGTCATACGTCAAACCACGTGGTTGCGCGTATCGGTTGTCATGATCAGGTCGTCAGCTGTCAGCGTGATACCCCGCTCGCGCGCAATTGCCAGCAGCCTACCCTGGCACGCGGTAGGCACAGCGCCGCCCGTCCCGCGCTCTGAGCGAGGCTTCTTCCAGCGCTGGATGCTCGAGGGATTTCGCCCGACTAGCTTCGCTACGGCACGGATGCCACCAAAAACTTCGATCACTTTGTCAGCAGGGGTCATGATTAAAATTAGAGTTTAGGTGTTAGCCGTCACCAGCCTGAACCGATGACGGCCTCCTGTTCACTAGGCCGTAATGATCCAGTCCTCGGCCAGCATGTCAGTCTGCGAAGCCAGCCACGGCACTTTTGCGCCGGGGGTCGTCTTTGCGTCCTGCGGGTAGTTGATGTAGATGTACGGCAGCGTCATCTTGCTGTTTGCGTCAGGCGTTTGCAGTTCCAGCCAAAGACTAACACCATTCCAGCCGCTACGGGCTACCTTGTTGCCGCTTTTCAGTTCTTTCAGTGCTGTGCCAAAGTCCATTTTGTTTCCTTCGCTGTTGTGCCGTATCTAAAGGGCGCACGGCTAACCCATCAATCAACAAGGACTTGGCGCATAAAGCCGCGCCAAGCCTGTTATTTCAAGCGTTGTGATTATAACAACGATTGCCAAGCCTCGCTAGATGTGGCATCAGCAACGCATGGCTGGTGGAATGATGACGGTCGCATACCCGCGCCTAGGCTACGCCCAAGGAAAGTACGCAATACACCAGTCGAGTCGAATCACCGAAGCCAGCCTGGAATGGGCAGCGCCCGTCTTACTGATCCAGCCGTGAATGTAGCGCCAGCGCAACGCAGCAAATAACCACACAAAGCAATAAGGCTATGTGTTGACTAATTATAATTTTGTGGCATGATGCGATTATCGCAACGCCCGTTGCACCGCCGCCCGACGGAATTCGGGGTAAAGGAATTAAGATGAAAGTAAAAATAGGCTCCGCATACGTGCGGAAACAAGCGTACGTACCAGACCCAGACATGGAGCGCCTGCAGAGCGCTCTTTTAGGTGAGGAAAACTCATTAGCAGACCGAATAGTGCTGGTTGTCTGTTTGATCGGATTTGCTGTGATTGTTGGCCTTGGCGTCGCGGGGGTCTTATGAGCGCAAAAACAGCATACGTAGTTATGGTTAATCGCGGTCAATTTCCTGTGTCTCAATCAACTGAGATTGACAACGACCCACCAAACACAAACACAGTCACAGTCCCTGAATCGTTGCGTCTACACTTTCAAGAAAGCGTAGAAGTGGTAGCAATTTACGCCAGCGCATCCGAAGCAGATATGAGCGCCACACTGCTGGCTAAGTACGCGTCGTCAGGCAAACGCTTCTACACAATTGAAAAACCTCTGTTTATTGCACCAAGAAGCAGGAAGGAAACGAAATGACTTTCAAAACTGAAAGAGAAATAATGAAGATAGCTGATCATATTGAGGCATTGGCATTCAAAATGGTAGCGCCAAACGCATACACGCCGATGTTTGTCAGCCTAGCAAATGAAATACGAACAGCAATACACACTCGACTAGCGCAGCCAAAGCAGGAGCCGGTGGCGTGGCAAGTAATGGTTGAAAACGAGGCAACGAATCAGTTTTCAAAAAAAGACATGGCACATGACTGGTGTGTCCAGCAAAAACTTTCTGGGTCTCCTTATGCCTATTGGATTCGCCCCCTTTACACCGCCCCGCCAGAGCAGGAGTCGTTGGCGTGGTTGTACCCGGAAGGACTGGCGGCGCTTAAAGCAGGCAAATGCTGGACGGCCTACGGCACAAAGCAGGACAAAGACAACAACATACCTATCTACACTACCCCGCCAGAGCAGGAGCGACGCGAATGGCAAGGGCTGACGGATGAGGAGGAGATCAGACAGACCGCAGATCAGCGCGGCATCGTCATTGTTGGCGAGGCAATGATCGCGTTTGCCCGAGCCATTGAAGCCAAACTAAAGGAAAAAAACACATGAAAGATGCTATTTTTGAAACTGTAATTACAGTGGTAATTGCGGTGGCTTCTAGTTTTGTATTTTTTGCATTCGCGCATAGTGTTTTCACTGTTAAAGACCCTGCATCAGAAGAATACCGCGCATTGTGCGTAAAAAACGGTGGCAAGCCAGTATTCAACGGCAAGTATTGGGAGTGCATGAAATGACAACCGAAGTAATACAATACACCACCGAGGCCGAATGGCTGGCGCACCGCCAGCGCGACATCACAAGCACCGAATCTGCCGCCCTGTTCGGTATGTCGCCCTACGTGACCCATTACGAACTGTGGCATCGCAAACGCAGCGGCACAGCGCCAGAGTTCAAAGCCAACGAACGCATGAAATGGGGCAACCGCTTGGAGTCCGCCATCGCGCACGGCATCGCCGAGGAGCGTGGGTGGGAAATACGCCCCATGAAAGAATACATGCGCGACCCGGACGCACGGATAGGAGCCTCTTTCGACTTCTTGATCACCAATCACCAGGACGGAGCCGCGCACCTTGAGATCAAAAACGTCGACTACATGGCATTCCGCGACGGCTGGATCGAGCACGACGACGGCACGGTCGAAGCGCCCGAGCATATCGAAATGCAAGTGCAGCATCAGATGCTGGTCTCCGGTCTCAAACGCGCTTACATCGGCGCACTGATCGGTGGCAACAGAACGGTAGTGATAGAGCGAGAGCGCGACGAGGAAGTGATCCGCGCCATACGTCACCGGGTCGCAGAATTCTGGCGCACGGTCGCTGCCGGTGAGGAACCGCCGCCAATCATGCCCGACGATGCTCAAGCAGTGATCCGGCTGCACCAGTACGCTGACCCGGGTAAAGTCCTCGATGCCAGCAACGATGCGAATATCGAAACGCTTGTGACCAACTACAAGACAGCCAAAGCGCTGGCAGACAACGCCAAAGACGACGCCGAGATCGCCAAAGCCATGCTGCTTACCGCAATTGGCGATGCCGAGAAAGTCATCGGACAAGGCTGGAAAATAAGCGCCAGCATGGTCGCGGATACGCCGCCAACAGTGATCACCGCCGACATGGTCGGCCAGACGTATGGTGGACGAAAAGGCTACAGAAACATGAGAATAACCAACACAAGCCGCAAAAACTAGTTTATACTGATGCGAAAATCACAACACCAAGGAGTAAAAAATGATCGAAGTCATGGAACAAAAAATAGTAACGTGGAAAGGTTGTTTGATAGAAACACTTTCACGAGAGGAACTGATTGAGGCTGTAAATTGGCTTAGCCGTGAAATGCAAACGCTCCGCGAAGATAGAGATAGATGGAGTCAAAGCGGTGACGTTATCAAGTACATGCTAAAGCAGTAAATAATCGCAACACTAACCACCAACCAACCAACCAAGGAGCAAGTATGAGCAGCACAGCAGTAGTAGAAGTACGAACCGCCATCGAAAAAATGGCTCCACAATTCAAAGCCGCGCTACCGTCTCACGTGCCGGTCGAGCGCTTTGTCCGCACGACACTGACCGCCGTCCAGACCAATCCGCAGCTTATGCAGGCTGACCGCCGCACGCTGTTCGCAGCCGCCACCAAAGCCGCGCAGATGGGTCTGATGCCGGACGGTCGAGAAGGCGCAATCGTGACGTTTAAAGACCAGGCGCAGTGGATGCCGATGGTCGCCGGAATCATGAAACTAGTCCGCAACAGTGGCGAGATCAGTACCTGGAGCGTCCAAGCTGTATACGAAAACGACAGCTTCGACTTCTGCCTGGGCGACGACGAGCACATCACACACAAGCCGACGCTGGCCAGCCGGGGCAAGATGATCGCCGTGTACAGCATCGTGACTATGAAGGACGGCGAGAAGTCCCGCGAGGTGATGTCGGTCGAGGATGTCGAAGCGATACGCCGCCGAAGCCGCTCCGGTCAGTCCGGCCCGTGGGTCACCGATTTTGCTGAGATGGCAAAGAAAACCGTGGTGCGCCGCCATGCCAAGCGTCTGCCACTAAGCACCGACATCGACGGTGTGATCCGCGAGGACGACGAGCTTTTTATGCCGCCTATTACGGAAACCGCTCCAGCCCAGCAAGAAGCCCAGCAAGAAGCCGCAGAGCCAGCAGCGAAGCGCCCGAGCAGACTGCAGCGTGTAGCCGAGGCAGCGCCGTCAAAGCCAGCACAAGCGCAGGGCGACAACGTGATCGAGATGCAGCAGACCGATGCGCCGCAGACCGATGACTCGCCCATCTGAGAGAGCAGCCATGATCACAACCGCCCCTGACATCATGACACCCGAGCAGGTCGCTGAAGCGCTTCAAGTCCACATCGGCACACTTGAGCGCTGGCGGTTCCTCGGCCAAGGCCCCAGGTTTATCAAGATGGGCGAAGGCCGCCGAAGCGCAATCAGATACCGAAAACAAGACGTCGATGACTGGCTTCTCGGGAACATGAAATGATCTATTTGATGGGTAAACCTGTGGCGAAACAGGCCGTGGTGAAGCAAACCGTGGTCAAACAGGACAGCGTGACACCGCCACCGCCCAGGAAGGCAGTACGCCAGTGCGAACTGAGCACAGAGGAACGCAGGCTGGCCATGATTTACGGTCGCCTGCCGTTCAGTTTCTCAAAAAATTGGGATGCTCGCCTAGAGCCTCCCGCTTGAAAGGAATGAAATGAATGACATAAGCAAGCGCACAGAACAGATGTTTCGCTTCGCTGAATTACTCGAAGCAAAAGTACGAGCAGATGAGCGCGAACTACTTGAAGCGCTGAAAGCAAAAATGAATGACATAAACATAAGCAAGCGCACATTTTTGTGGCGCTTTATGAACTTTCTTGGCTACAGGCGCGTTTTTTACCTGCAAAGCGAAGTGTATCGAGGCTGCTCCATTTTTTGTTGGGTTTACCATCCAAGAATTCCGAAGCGCGATTACACTCAAATTGATTCGCCGTTCATTAACCAATTCTATCCAAGAAAAAAAGACGCGTTACAGAAGAATGCCCTCAACCAAACCCACCTTGTAGAAAAAAACAATAAATTATTAGCCAAGTTAAAACGGTTAAACAAAGGAGAGATGAAATGACTTGGCAACCTATAGAGACTGCACCGAAGGATGGGACTAGCATAATTGTATCTGGCGGTACTGTCGAATGGCTCGTTGATGGATGGTTTTCTCATTGTGCACAAAGATATTTGCAGTGGCAACCTACCCATTGGATGCCGTTACCAGAACTACCTAAAGGAGAGTAAAACATGGTAAAAACCTATGAAGAAATGAAAGCATGGATTAACGAAGAACCTGGAAAGCGTATTTTTGCTTGCCCAAAATGTGAAGGCACTGACAAATGGTGCATTCTTGAACTGGATGACGAACGTGGTGCTGTATGCGAAAGACACGGCGTAATAGTTCCTAACGTAGAAAATAAAGGAGAGTAACGATGACATTCGACGACTGGTGCGCTAATCATGGGGTCTATCTTAACGACAT